TCAGCCCAGCCATAGTTCGGTGATAGTGCCATTAGGTTAAAGCTCCTGTCGCGTTAGTCCAAGTTAGTATAGCATTCACGCCATCCCAATCTAATGAGGCTGGCAATACTGTTTCCCATTGAGTCGTAGATAATGAGAAGTCTGTTGCTGATATATACAGAGTCATTTCAGTAAAACTAGGTGTTGCCCTAAGTGCCACATTCTCGACAAAGCCATCAAACTGACCATCGAGCAAGTTGCTTGGTAAGTTAGTAATAATCATAGGCTGACCAAAAAAGACCCCGATAAGGCTGTCAAGCATCGCAGTTGGGATGTCTGGATTGTCTAGGCGAAAGGTAATTGCTCCCAGAGATGCTCTAGGGTTAGCGCGTAGTTTAAGCTCTCTAGAGGCAATATCCGTAATGTCTGCAAGGTTCTTAATGTTAGAGTCAAAGGATCGCTCAAAGAGCCCGTAAGAAGCTATGGAGTCCGCATCAGAGATACTGTATGTGCTGCCGTATCCTGTGGCGTAGCGATAGATAAGGCTGTTACGCAAGCGAGCAGTCTGAGTTGTTGAGCTGATAGAGGTCGGTGTTGCATACGCGCCATCGATGTTAGTAAAGCCATTTGCTGCAAGATAGTTAGATCTGTGATCGGCATCGTCATATGAGACATTTCCGTCCTTTTCCTCATGGATCTGACCGAGTGCGCTATTGGCAATCTGATCAGCAAGGGTCTGAGACTTAGCAGTTGTGTTAGCAGCCAAAGCAATCATTGTGTAGAAGCCTGTGTCAATAGTACCTATGTAGGACTCAGCCTCATCCCATGTCGTAGTTGCTGGGTATGTTGCCCATGTGACAGTAGGTGTCACTTCTGCCCATGACAAATTAAGAGCTGCGCCTAGAATGTCTGCAATCTGTTCGCCGTCTAATTCTTCAATTAGGGCTGTGTTATAAACAGCCTTGACCAGTTTAGCAAGTGAACCAATGCCTAAGATCGTGCCTGTGGTGATGTAGCCGCTTTCCTCTGGGCTTCGCACACCAACGTTAAAGTCTGAGACCTCGCCACCGAATACAGTCACATAAGTGCCAGAGCCATTCTTTAATTCTAAAGTGACTGGCTCTGTGACATTGATGGTGAAAGGTGCATTAGTTGTATTGATGATTTCTACTCGGCAGTAACCTGCTGTGCATTGTCTGTCAATGTCTAAGCGACCAGATGCAAAAGAAACAGAGGTAACAGTCGTATAGACATCATCACCTACTGTTACTCGCCACTCTGGAAGCCATGTCATGCGATTGTGTAGCCTCTCAATGTGCCGCGTGTAGCTGCATCTGTAAGCACTTGATCAATTGCTTCTGCAATAGCGTTAGGGTCACCGATACCTGTGTTCACAGTGATGTTCATCGCTGCCCTTTGTGATTGTTCATCTACTACTCTCGACTTAGAAACAGCAGTCAGTTCATCAATTTGTTCTTTGAGTAGGAAGTTAATCCCTGTTCCCACAGTTGTGCTTTCACGCAATTTTGTAAGCGATGCAATAGCGGCTGTGCTTTCTACATTTACATTAGATGTTGTTGCTGCTGATGTTGTTGTTGCAGGGGCTTTAGTTGATCCAGTCTGAGCAAGGTTGATCTTGCCTAACAAGGCAAGTGCTGCCTCTAGGTTAGCAAGGTTGATTAAGTCTTTAGGCTTTAAGGATTCTAACAATGACTTAATGTCTAGTAGCTTGAGATTCTGCGCGCCTAATGTGCCTAAGACCTTTAGATCTGCATTGAGTTTGTTGGTCGCAGCGATGATGGCTTGCTCATCCTTAGCAGCAATAGCATCCTCTAGGGCTAAGATTGATTGCTTGACATTCAGGCGAGCCGTGTCGTTAGCAATCTGCAAAACCTGCGATGAAGTAGTTGCCTTGCCTAGTGCCTCAGCCTGAGATGTAAGAGCTGCTGCAATCTGGATCTTGTCCATGTCAAAGATCTCTTCGCCCTTTGCAAGTAAAGCATTAGATTTATCAATTAAGGCTGCAAGCTTCTTATCCTTTAGGATCTTGCTTTCTAAAGCTTGCTGCTTCTTCTTGATTGCTAGTAACTCGGCAGCGCGCTTCTTGGCTGTTGTTTCAGCCTTAGCGATGGCGGCTGCATTCTTTTGAGCATCTGCATAAAAAGTCTTTCCGTCAAATCCCGCAGCTGGAGCAGATGACGATGATGGTGGCTTCTTTGTCATAAAGCCAGAAGGATCACCAGCGATAATAAGATCGACTAATGGATCTGTTGCCTTCACGAATGCAGTTAAGACATTTGCTAAACCTTTGATTGGTGCATTTATTGCATTTGCTAGACCTGCAATAGCCTCTGTAAAGGCTGCTGCGTTGCGAGCAGCATCGAGCATGTCCTGTGCTAATTCATCCACCGAAGTATTGCCGCTAAGAATGATAAGTGAATTAACCAAGCCCCCACCGATAATCTCAGAGGCTTGTTCAGATGCAATAGAAAGTTTGTTAATCTGTGCTGTGTAACTAGTAGCAGCGGCTTCACCTTGTCCAGCAAACAGGCTAGTAAGTTTGCTTTGGATAGTCTCAAAGTCTGCTGTGTTTAACTCAGCTGTGGTTAAGCCTAAATTAAGAGAGCGTAAACCTCTTGCTTGACCAACATATGCCTGAGATAACCTTTCAGCAACAGCAGTAACGCTAAGTCCTTCTGATGCTGCAATGTCTAAAGATAGGTTGAGTAACTCTTGGCTTTTAGCCAAAGAGCCTGTAGTACGAAGCAAAGTTAAGAATGATGGTTGAAGTTGATCTCTGTTTACACCTGTGGCTAATTCGACTTTGTCAATGTAGCGATCTATTTCTGGAGCAGCAAAAGCCAGACCTAAGTTAGTTACTGCTGTACGAAGTCGAGTAGCTTCTTGCTCTGATTCGGCAAAAGCCTTTACGGATCTTTTGCCAAAAGCAATTACTTGCTGAGCACCAAAAGCAAGACCTAAAGCACCTGCTAACTTCTTAGTGGTCTTGACTAGCTTGTCGGTTGATGTCTCGGCTTGCTTGAAAGCCTTTTTACCAGTGAACTCGGCGGCTATGTCAATCTTTACATCGGCTGCCATTACTTCACCTTTATTCTTTTCTCGAACTCTACTTTAGAGTTTTCAATTGCTTTGACAACTGCTGCGTTAGCCTTGCCTTGATCTTCTGCCCATGCACGAAAGATTGCACGACCCTTCATCTTTCGAGAGGCTCGACCTGCTTGACCTTGTGATCTTTTGTAAGCATCGACAATAGGTGAAGTTCTATTCATAGCATCGATAAACTGCTTACCAGCATTAGGGTTATTGCTCATCGATTCGTTTTTAGATCCTGAACGAATTGTCTTGCCATAATTAGAATGCCCAAGTGCCACGACTTTAGCCAATGGAGCTTGTGTTCTGCCTTGTGGATTTAATCGACCAGCAGTCTCATAGATAGAGCCAGAAGGTGAAGCATTGACAATGCGAGCAAGAGAACGAAAGCCAGAGCGATTAGGCTTGGATGGTGTTGTTTTGTAACCAACGCCACGCTTAGCCTCAGAAGATGACCAGACTCGATTGCCCCATGTGCCATTGGTGCTTTTAGACCAACCGCTTAAAGGTGCAGAAGATGGAATAAATCCGCGAGCCTTTGTAGTAATAGGCTTCAGGATTCCTGCAATCTCTTTCTGAGTTTCTTTAGCAAGATCAGGTGTGAATTGTCTGAGGGCTTTTCTAAGCTCTACCGCGCCTTTTACTTCTACTGGCATCGCTCACCTCTTTCGCTTCATCTCTAAGCCCTTGCACTAATGCATCGAGCATCGTCTTGTCTAGATCTAACAATTGCTGTGGCGCGATTCCCAACCTAATGCTTAGCCTAGCAATCAGGTAGGTGAATGGAAGATCGCGCTTTAAGCTAAAGGGTCTGAATCCTCGACCGAAACTGATTTTAGAGTTTCGATGAAGTCCATCCCGAAAGGCTTAACAGTTTCACCTGATCTGCGTGTTACTTCCCATGCTAACCAATAGACATCGCTTTGCTTTTCTTCATCGCGAAACGCCTTATGAAAGCCCTTTTTAGCGTACTGCTCAAATGAGTACTCCACTGCTGGAGTGATCTCGCCTTCTAGTACGCTTCCATCTGTACGAACTATCTTTAGTCTTGCCATGGTTTGCCCCTTTGTTTAGTTTCTTAGAATGTGCCTGTAGTGGCTACTGCAACTGTTGAGTTAGCAGTAAATGTGATTGACTGTGTAGCCATATCGCCTACAGCACCATTGATGTCTGTTGTGTTATTGACTAGCAATGAAACAGTGTAAAGAGGGTTAGTCGCTGAGACGATTGTTCCCTTTTCCTGTAGGAATACACATGTGACTGTTGTACCCCATGCAGCTTGTAGTGTTGCCAATACATTCGCAGATGCTGTGTCATTTAGGAAGTCAATTGTTACAGATGATGCTTCCAAGCCCTTAACGAACTTGTGTGCTGTGTCACCCATCGCTGTGACTTCCAATTCGTCAAATGTGCGATTTAAAGTAATGCTTGTTACGTGGTCTGAAAGATCGACAGTGTTAATCTTCACGCCGACCTTGTTATTTAGAAATACAGCCATGAGATTATTCCTCGTCTTTCTTAGTAGTTGCTGGCTTTGGTGCTGGTGTGCTTACTTGCCCGATTTTCTTCAGGAAGTCAGCGTTTTCTTGTTCCCACTCGGACATGTTTAGCTCCAACTCGTTAGGATTGATACGGACATCTCGCAGCTGAGTAGG